GTCGGATGCACGAACGTTTTCTCCGAAATGTTTTAACCGATGTGGTTGATCTTGCTGATGTTGGTGAAGCAGATGTTTCAGAGGATGATGAAGAGGAAGAAGAAAGCACAGAGAGTTCTTCTTCCTCTGACGGAGAAGTTGAACCTGAACAAGTGTTGGTGGAGTTGCCTGAACGGGTTGAAGAGCAAGAAGGGAATGCAGATCTTGTGGCGCCTGTCACTCTACCCGAATTGGACCAGATTGCTGAAGTGTCACAACCGGCTGAGGTTTTCCGCAAGCTTTACGCAGACAAACCTCACATTAAGAGATTAGTTGCTGGTTTTCATAAACCTTTTTCGACCAAAGACACCTGGCGTAAACTGGCTGATGAGAAGAAGAATAACCCAGATCCCATGTTGAAGAAATTCAGAGCGGAGGTTGCCGCCGCCATTAGCGGCTTGACAATAGACCCGGATTTTACCACCCCACTACATGTTTGGTGTGGGGTGGCCGGTAATGGTAAGACGACGGCATTGGTTGAATTTTCAAAAGCAGTCAACGGGAAGAAGTTTGCTGTGGGCCCACAGGCTTTAAAAGACATGATGGTAGGCAAGGGGTGCGAAGTGGCTACCGCTGAAAAAGCGCTACAGCTTTTGGCTAAGGTCGCAGACAAACATTATGATGTGATCATGATCGATGAAGGTTTTGCCGCCGACCCACACTTGTATGCCCTATGCAGTGTCAAAGGGAAAAGTTTGTTCCTGACAGGTGATGTCATGCAACATTTAGGTTTTAGTGAAAACCCAGACCTGTCATCACTACATGAGCGTTATCATGAATTCCTGCTCGGGAGGACTGAGGTCTATTTGACACATTCATATCGTTGTGGTGAAACAGTCATCAACATGGCAAATGACATTTTTCAAAAGATGGCTTTGGCTAGTCTTTTTGCGAAATTGTTCTTAAAACCGGGTGATAAATTGAAGGTCACCGGTTTGCCGCAACCAGACAAATTGAAATTTGTTCACGCGGAAGAGGAGGCTCTGCTGCAAGCGCTTAAAACCAGACCGAAGACGGAATTGACCGTCACCTTCAACCGAGATTTAGGGGTGGACACCACTTTTCAGGTTCAGGGCAGGACTTCTGAAGTTGTGAACCTGTATTTAAATCCTAGATTTAGTGAGAACGCTTCATTAAATCCCTTTTGTGTTTATTCAGCACAGTACGTGGCGATTACACGTTTAGCCGCCGGCGGTACGCTTAGGATTTATGGTTCTCATGCCAATTGCAGTTCATTCATGTCACTTTTCCCCAGTCAGAAGAGAAGGTTGGGTAACTTGAGTAAGAACCCAGTACCTGTTGGGGCTACCGATACCTTTAATCAAATTTTCGGTGACAGGAACCAGTTTGTTACTTCTGAAGTATCAAGGAGACAAGAAATCTGGGTTACTTCTCGCTTCGGCGAACAGAAGGTGAAGTACGTAAAAGGAGATGCAAAACTGAGTGGCGTCGCCGTTAACGAACGCACTGTCCCCGGAGGTTTGCTGTACCAGGTTGAAGAGGGGGCCAACCCCAAAATGATGGTGGCCGTTCAAAGGCCAGCTGCTCGAGATTTTCAACAATGCAAGAATGTTCTTATTGATGCTTGTATGGGAAGAGGGATCGAATTAAATACCACAGGCTCCTTAGATCGGCAAGACTACAAAGAGTGTGCCATCAAGAAATTCAGGTCAGACACCCATAGATTAGCAGATGCAAATTTCAAAATAAACCTAGCGAAACTTGAGAACGCTTCAACAGAATATGTGGGGCATACTTTTGCTGATGGTTCCTTCCACCAACAACAAAAAGATAAAGATAAGAGTTTCGGTTTGTTTTCGGCCTCAGCAAGACAAATTGATAGGAATAATCTGCGTTTGTCCCAGAGAGATCAAAATAAAGTGGCTCACTCCTTCGCACAAGCGCTTTGTCGTGAGAACAAATTCAAGGCCCGCAGGAGACAATATTACCACTATGCAAGGGATTTCTCGCAGGTTGAGAAAGCTATAGCGGAACAAGTCACTGCTGAAGCGATGAAACCGATTGGCGACGATGTTGAAAAGTGGCTCCAAGACAATGATTTGCTCATGAGTCGCTATGAACAAAAGCGAGACATTCTTAGGAAAATGGAGGAGGAAACCATGCAGAGAACAAAGGCGGTTGATCCTGAAACAAAGCATATTGCCCCCAAAATGCCAACCCTTGTCATAATGAAGAATCAGAACAAGGTCAAAAACGCCGAGGAAGACGTAAGAGATTTCTTTCGTGAAGCTAAAGGAGGGCAGACCGTGTGCAATTTGGATGCAGCAATGAATAAATGCGATGAATTTGGATCCCTTGAGAATCGTTTGGTTTTTGGAATCTTGGAGCTCATGTTACAAGATTTTTGGGTGCTTGGTGCTAAGTCTGGGAAAACTACCCACGAGCAAATTCGCGTTTATCAGGCACTCATGGCAAAAAATGGCAAGTTTGCCCTCACAGACATTACTCAACAGGACGCCACAGAAAACACTCTTGACGAGAAGATTTTCGTTGAGGTCTCACGTGTTTGTGGGGTAGGCAGATGGGCTGCGCAAGTCATGAAGATTATGGGGCCTATGTTTAGGAGTTGTAAGTTCAAGCTACTAAGCAGTGGAGCTAGCTTCATTGGAAAGGATAACATGCTTTCAGGCACTTATATGACTTTGTGGTTCAATTCATTTAGTGCATGGGCAATGCTTCAAACTTTAAATGCCACCGATGGACCACTCACCGCCCTTAAGTTTGTCAGAGCGTTCATCCCAATATTGTCTACGGGCGATGATGGCGTTTTGATACCCACAAACATGAATTGGCATCAACATCGTAAAGATCTTGCTTCGTGGCGTGTTATCAAATGCCATCTCTCTAATGTTGCTGAATTCTGCCACCAAGTTTTCCACCATTTGAATAAGACGACTGCGGTTGGAGGTAACATCATCAGATTGGCGCTCAAGACACTCACATGCCATTTCGACGGGGCCCGGCTTGCAGAGCATATGGAAGAATACTCTCTCTCGCTGTTCCAAAACGCACAAAGTTATTTCACAGAACATTGGGAGGAATTAATGCTCATGTCATGTCAAGTGACCGGTTTCGGCAAGGCCGGCATGGATTTGGCACAAGCTTGTTATGACTTTGTCGTGGCGTTCATGGCAGCTAGGAAAGACATCTTGGCCAACCAATTAAGCACAATCGTTTATAGAATTAACGATGTGTGATCAAAC